ACAATTATTAGGTATTCATACAGACGATTATAAAATTAGACCTTATTCTGAATTAGCAGAAAAGGTTAATGAAGTAATTGTAGAAGCTGTACCTGACTACGAAAAATATACTATTACACCTAAAGATCAAATACTTGAAGGTGGTAGAAAATATATTCGTACTATTAATTTCTGGGATGATTCAATTAATATGAATAACTATAAAGATGGTGGTTTTCATATTAAAGGAACTGAAGAAAAAATAATACCACAATTAAGAATTTATTCTTCAATGGATGGTAGATGGAGTCAACAAATAATGTGGTCATCTGTTTATGTTGTTTGTTTAAACGGAATGGTAAGACCTGATTGGACTTTCGCTGTTTATAATAAACACAATGATAAACAAGATATATCTTTTACTATGAATGATTTCAAAATGGGAATTACAGCACATAAAGAATTAGGTGAAGACCTATTCAAAATGATGCAAAGAAAAATTACAAATGCTGCTGTAACACATTTATTTAGAAAAACATTAGCAAATAAAAAAACAAAACTTGATATTGATGACAATAGTATGCTTGTTATGAAGCATCTAGATCAATTATGGAATAAATATTGTGATAAATATGGTATGACAATATTTGCAGTGTATCAAACAGCTACTGATTGGGCAACACATCCAATCACAAGAGGTATGAAACATAATGTATCAAGAAAAAGAGAAAAACAAGTTGCTCAAATGATGAGTTCTAATCATTGGGAGGAACTATATAACTAAAATGAAAATATTTTTAATATTTAGTTTTTTAATGATAATCGGATGTGCTCAATTACAAGATTTAGATATTGATCCATCTACTACAATAATAAAGAAACTAGTGCTACCGAAAGGAAAGTAGCACTAGAAAACAATAAGAAAGTATTGATATGAAAGATGTTTCTGAATCCGCTACACCAAATCAAGGAGAAAAAAAACGCACAAATATATTAAGACTACTTAAGCTAGGTTTAATAGGAGTTTTATCCCTATTAATATGGCTTTTATATTTTATAGGAAAATCAATTGAATTTATAAAAGAAAGGATAACAAATGATAAATGATAAATTGTTAAAACAAATAAGACAAAGCAACGATTACTATTGGAGATTTGGATCTCATTGTATCTTTGATAAGAAAGATCAAATTAAAAAAGGAAAGACATACATAGATCCTACTTCACCTAAATACCGAATAGCAGGTAAAGATGTTTATGTAGAGCAAATGAGTGATAAAGAAATTAAAGAAGAATTTATTAAACTCATTCAACCTAAAGCATTAGATAAACATAAATTTGAAGCACTAATTAATTTTTGTAAATTAAATGGTGTTGAAGAATGGACAATTACATATTCAGGTTCAGGAGATAGCGGATGTATCGATGAATGTATTTTGGATGAGAAGCATAAAAAATTAGAAATGAATATGAATTTATGTGATGCTTGTGATACCGAAGTAATGAAACCATTAGAAGAAGTAATAAAAGAATTTTGTTACGATGCATTAGAAACACATCACGGTGGATGGGAAATTAATGAAGGTGCATACGGTGAATTTATATATAAAGATAAAAAGATAAAACATACACATAATAGAGCTGTTGAAGAATATGAAACAACTAATGAAACATATGAGGGAAAAAATGAAAGTAAAAGTAGCACTTAAAATTTCACAACTTATGGGAAGGACTATCCCCTGTGATATTCCAGAACAACTTTCACAAAAATATTTATCCGAATCAAGAGGAGAATATATTCCGATAGGTGAAATGGATTTAATACATTTTATTAGAGCTTTTAATAAAAAAGAACGAACTATTAAAGATGAAAATACTAAAATGTTATTTCAAATATTAGGTAGTATGAACCCGAAGGATTTAAACTAATGGCTAATTGTTATTATCACGCACTATCAGCAGTTAAAAAATGGGGAGGTGATCCCGAAGATTACCAACCTATTCACGATTGGTTTGATGAATCAAAAATGATCGTAGCTGATTATAGACATAGAGCTTTAAGACATCACGCAGAAGGATGTTTTATGGCAGAAAGAATATTTGGAACAACAATAACGAATAGTGATAGAAAGGTTGTTCCAGTAAGATTAATTGCTGAAAGACATATCATAGAAGATCTAGGTTTTGTACCTAGCTTTGTTGATTGGATTAAGTATATTAAACCTGTTAAATGGATGATGAAGGGTAATGCATTAAAATGAAATGGACTATCATTTATTTAAACTAATGTTAGAGATGGCGTATGTTGATACATATGGTAAAGATGATAAAATAAAAAAACTTTATGAGAAATATTTAAAGGAGAAAGAAAATGAAAGTAACAACCGAAACGGTGGAACAAGACCTAGAGTTCCTAGCAACGACTGATAAAAGATATGCCGAATTAAAAGCTGGTCTTGAACATATTAAAAATACAACGAAGTCTGTAAAAGGAGCATTCATTGTAGATTCAAAAGATTCAGTAGCTAAAGCAAGTGAGGCATTCTATGCATCAAAAGATTTTGTTGAAGCACAAAAGAAAACTCACGAACTGAATAAAGAGTTCCATATTTTAGAAACTAAAAGACAATCAGCTATTATGAGAATAGATGTTTGGAGAACTCTTGAAGCAACTAGAAGGAAAGGAAATATAAACTAATGAGCAAAAGAACACAAAGAAGTGATCTGTATGTATTCATTGGATCTAAAATAAAAGATTCAAGAATAGATTATAGAAGAATTGTTGGTCAATCTAAAAAGATTATGACTCAAACACAATTAGCAAATGTGTGTGGAGTTACATTCCAGCAAATTCAAAAATATGAGAAAGGAATGAACAAAGTTCCTATTGATAATCTTTTATCTATTGCAGAAGCAACGGGAAAAGAATTATCATATTTTTTACCAACTAATAACGAAAGGAAAGAAGATGTTCAATCTGAAAGAACTATTACCGAAGAAACGACTACCAACGACACACGACAGAAATCTAATGACAATGATGAAGCAAACTGTTGATTTAATAGGTGGAATTACCGAATCATCCAAACAATTAGCATCAGCTGTTCAATCATTGCAACGAGATGTTAATTTATATATGGCATCTAATAACGAAGCTCTTGAAAGTATTCGTAATAGACTACAAAAATTAGAAAATTCTACTAGGTAACGCAGCCATTAAGTTAGATCTACGCCCAAGTAGATAGGGGTAACACCGAGAGGGGTTGCCCCGTATAAACTATAACTTGTATTTCTATTTGAAATATGTACAAGATATTGTATGTCAAATCGTTATGCTTTAGGTAGAATATTTCACGAACATTTGATCCCGCAGTTTGTAAATGCGAGGAAAAAGAAGGGTATATCTCAATTAGAGATGGATGAAATACTAGGCGTAGCTAAAGGTCTTGTATCAAAATGGGAAGTTGGTATAAGAAGACCTAGTGGATATCTGTTCTGTTGTTGGGCAGATTCACTTGATATGGAACTAACACTAACACCCAAAAGGAGAATAAATGGCAGTAAATCCTGATGTTGATCCTGGAAGTTTAACTAATGATCCTATTGTTAATAGGGTAGTTGATATTATTATCAAACGACATATGGAAGGTATGGAAAAGTTTGGTGTATCAATGGAGAATAGAGATAAACCGTTTGACCATTGGATTGACGATACCGTAGAAGAATTGTTAGACGCTATTCATTACCTAGTAAAAGCAAGAACTATAGTTGAAAAGTTTAAAGTTAAAGAGCAGCAGCTCCAAACTATGATTGATCAATTTAAAGCAAATACTTTTACAGAGGAGAAGAAGTCTAATGATGAAGTACCAGAAGCCGAGAAAACGACCTGATTTTTCAGCACCACACATAAGGAAACAAGTGTGGCAGATGAAGCTATTAAAATTCTATAGAACTATAGAATGGGATGATGATATCTATCACGAATTTGCCACAAAGGTATTATCTAATAAGTTAGATAAAAAACAATTAGAACAAGTTAACGATTTAATGAGGATCGATGAAGAAAATAAAAAAGAATATTGGAAAAAAATTAGACAGAAAAGAGCTACAGAACTTGGTATGTCAGTTAGAAAAATATTTCATAAAACGAAAATTAAAAACTAAACCGAAACATTTTTATAAAACAGGAGGAACAATATGAAAATAGTAATGGTAGTTTTATCATTATTTATTTTATCAGCTTGTTCAATAGGTAAGAAGTGTACTTATACTCAAGATGGAACGAAAGTATCATCGTGGGTTTGGTTCTACAAAGATAAACCTATTGATCTAGATAAAATAAATTGTAATTAATTGGAGGTATTAATTGACCAAGATACAAATAAAAACTGAAGGTACTCTCGAACAAAAGAAAGCTATTAGAATATTGAAGAATCAATTAGTACAATTAAGATCTGTAGATAAGATTTTAAATCATATAATCTATAAAATAAAAAGTAAAGGTTATGATTTAGAACAAGTAGTAGAGTATATGTATGAAATAAAAGAAGGTAACAAAAGTAGAAGGCATCAATTAGTAGAAACATTAGATGGCAATACTGAACTAGGAGGAGATATAATAGATGAAGCAAGAGAGGAAATTGAATATGGAAATAAAACAAGAAGCTAAATTTGATAGACGAACTGGAATAGGTGGTAGTGATGCTACTAGATTATACGAAGGAGATTGGTATCAGTTATGGAGTGAGAAAGTAGGAGAAACTCCACCTGCTGATTTAAGTGATGTACTCCCCGTTCAAATGGGTGTAGCTACAGAAAATTTTAATATCAGTTGGTTTATAAAACAAACAGGTAATAAAGTTATTAGACAACAAGACTTCTTAAAACATCCTAAATATGATTATATGTATGCTCATATTGATGGTGTTGTTGAAGGTGATATAGGATTTGAACACGGTATATTAGAATGCAAACATACAAATGCATTCAGTAATCCACAAAAATGTCTAGATAAATATATAGCACAGATACAGCATTATTTAATGGTGAGTGGATTTAAGAAAGCATATATGTCAGTATTCTTTGGCAATATGAAATATGAAATTATTGAAGTAGAAGCTAATGAAAAGTTTCAAACTAAACTAACAGCAGCTGAAGTTCTATTTTGGTATTATGTTAAAAACAAAAAAACTCCACCTGATACTATTAGTTGGGAAACATTTAAAGCTGTAGGAGAAAATCTAAATGGAAAACACAAAGTCCTCGTACCCTTACTATCCAGGATATAAAGATAAAGAAGGTAGTACTTCTGTAGAAGCTGCTGAATTGATAGCAGCAGGAAGTGTTACTATAAGGGAAAAATGTTTTAATGTTATAAAACAAAAAGGAAATTTTGGTGCAACAGCTGATGAAATTGCAGAGTTATTAAACTTAAGTAGTTTCACAGTTAGACCAAGAGTTACTGAATTATATAAACAAGGTAAGATTGAAAGAACAGATACTAGAAGAAATGCTAGTAAAAGAAATGCTTATGTTTATGTAATAAGTAAAGAACATATCAATAATCAGTTAACAGAGAAAGGAGTTTAATATGAAAATTGATGAAAATAATACATTTCTGTGGGATAAGTTTAAACATACTGATCCTAAATTTACTAAACCGTTTCCAAAGTTTGGTAAAACTTTAACAACAATAGATCCAATGTATCAAGTTATGACAATGACTAGAGTATTTGGCCCTGTTGGAAAAGGTTGGAGTTATGATGCTAAGTATCATTATACAGATGCAAATGTATTTGCTGAAGTTAAGATTGTATATTGTATAGAAGACATCTGGTACAGATATGGCCCAGTTAGTTCTGTATGTGCTTTATATAAGAAAGCAGGTACGCTTGATGATGAAGCTCCTAAAAAAGCTTTGACAGATGCTATGACAAAAGCATTTAGTCATCTAGGAGTTAGTGCTGATGTATTTCTTGGATTGTTTGACAACAATAAGTATGTTGCAACAATGAAAGAGAAGTTCAATGGCAAAGCTACTAAAGATGAAGGTATCAAAGCTAAAGTAGTTCAAATAAATAAAAACAATAAGGAGAAAAATAATGATAAATAAAGTAATCCTAGTTGGAAGATTGGGTGCTGATCCTGAAATAGGAAACACTACCCAAGGTTCTAAATTTGCTAACTTATCTTTAGCGACAAATAAGTCGTGGAAGAATAAGTCTGGTGAAAGACAAGAAGTTACAACTTGGCATAAGGTAAAAGTATTTGATCCTGGATTAGCAGGTAATATGGAAAGCTATGCTAAAACTGGATCTCAACTTTATGTTGAAGGTGAACTAGAAAACAGATCATATAAAGATTCCAAAGGGAATCAAAGATATGTAACTGAAGTTTTAGTTCCTAGATTTTCTGGAGTCATAAGATTAGTAGGAAATTCTAAACCGGCTGCTGCTAAAGCAACGGGTTCAGAATCAGAAACTAATAATGATTTCGATAAACAATTCTAGAATTAATAGAGTAATCTATTAATAGGTTCAAATGGATTACCTATATGGGTGTTAATCTCCCAAATAAATATCCTATAATTGTAATGGTTCTACATTTGTGGAATCTTTTACAACTTCGGGAAGGCGTTTATACCAAACCTATTGGCTATAGGGAACGCCTTCTTTATAATGTGAGTTTATTTTTTTAATAGTATTACATATCGTTACCGAATGGACTTAAAAGATATCTTAAAAAGGAGAGAACTAGATATTGAAAAGTGTGTTCGCAGTACCGATGAGGTAATGCAACAAGTTGCTATTGAAGTATTCAAAGGAACTCACATTGATCAAATACAAGTAGCTCTAATTTCAAGTGTTATGAACATCGCAGATATCTACAGATCCAAGAAGTTCTCTATTCTTTTACTTAAATCAGC